CGGCGTTCTATTCGAGATGATTTTCGGGATGCTCGGCCTTGGAACATTGCGCACTGCTGATCGGTGGAAGCGGATTTCAGCTATCACCAAATAGGCCGCACTGCAACGCCTCCCACTTAGCGCGCTCAGCATCACGCGCGGCCTTACCAGCCGCGCTATCTTCGTGCATCCGCTTCTGCCATACATCCATGCGGATTAGCGCGTCCCGGCTTGCATCATAATGGTATGCAGCGCCCATGTACTTGCATCCGCCAAAGTGGCGAGCTACGGATAGTTGGCTGTTGCTGATGTTGTGGATTTCTTCGGGGGATTTCATTCTACCGACTCCAATAAGAAGCCCCAGCGAACCGGGGCCGATCCATCACAATGAAAACATATCCGATTGCTGGCTTAGGCTGGCAATGTTCTTTGCAGCCTGCTTAAAGTAAGACTCTTTAAGCTCGGCACCCACGCCCCGACGACCCATCTCGACAGCGGTATACACTTCACTGCCAATGCCAAGGAAAGGCGTCAACACAACGTCTCCAGGATTAGTCCACAACTTTATACCGCGCCGGATCACTTCGAGCTGTAGCGGGCAAATGTGGCGTTCGTCGTCATGCTCGCGGGCCGACTTAAACTGCAAGGTATCGCTCGGGTTAATATCCATCCATACCGGGCTAGCCAGTTGCTGCCATTCTTCTACCGGCAGAACATTGCATTCTTGCTCGGCGTAGTCTTTGCCTTCTTTCTCGCATACATCCAGCAGCTCGGCGTCATTGCGGTAGTGGCGCACCTTGTCATCATCGGCAATCTCGCCTGGGGCGCGCATCGTCACCAAGAAGTCAGGAATGCCCTGGCGGCTGAAACTGCCGTTACCGCGCACAGTCTTGTGCAGCAGGCCAAGCGCCTTGGTGCGCTGCATGGCCGTCACTGGGTCTTTCCAGATCGTTACTTCGCTTGCGTAGATGAATCCTTCTGCCTGAAACGCACGAATCAAATCCCCCCGAAAGTCTTTCAAGCCAATATAGCCGTCGCGCTCTTTGCTGGTCGGCAACTGCATACAGTGAAACGACACATTGCGTCCTGGCTTCATGACGCGGGCGAGCTGCTTAATCAGGAACTGGAACTGCTCGAAGAACTCGCCATCGTTGCGCGCGTTTCCCATATCTCGCGGGCTGTTGCTGTAGGTGTACAGGCTGCTAAATGGCGGGCTGAAAATCGAGTAGTCAACCGACTTGTCAGGTAGGCCGGCGATAACTTCAACACAGTCACCGTTATAAATCGCGTACTGGTCTGTAACTACTTGCTTGATGCAGTTCATTCTATTACTCCTCAGATACAAGCCAGGCGGGCGCCTTGACCTTTTGGATTGCGTTGTAGTCGTTGGTTGCGCGTGTTGCGCCTTTAATCTGCGCTGTCACTGCTGCGCGGGTTTCCATTGCGAGCGATTCGCCCATGTCGATTGATATGGCCTGTTTGCGCTCTAGGTTCTTCATCACAGCCGATTCAAGCTGACTGGCAAAACGGTGGACGGTTACTTCTTTCTTTTGGCCAAAGCGCCAGAATCGGCGGATTGCTTGATAATAAGCCTCGAACGAATCAGACACTCCGACGAATGCCGTATTGTGGCAATGCTGCCAATTCAAGCCCCACCCGGTTATAGATGCCTTGGTGATCAATACCCGCGTATTTCCTTGTGCGAACTCCATCAGTCGGCGCTCTTTCAAGTCAGCATCATCAGGGCCGCGAATCTCGACAGCATCCGGTATAGCTGCTTTGAGTGCATCTGCCTCGGCATTTAGATCGCACCAGACTACCCATGTATCAGTGCTGATGTTTACGATGTCTGCGCACTGTTGCACCCTGTTAGCTAGGCTTGCCTTCTTAGCTTCGCGGCGCTCTGACATTGTGCTGGCTTCAAGCGCAAACAGCATGCCGTTGTCTGCAATCTTGTCTTCGTCGGTGTCAACAACGTGATCCACTACGGTTAACGGCGGCAACGCATACATGGCATCGTCATAGCCAAGATCGGACGGCTTACGGATCATCGCGCCCCAGCTAGCCACCCACTGCCAAAACAAATGGCGCGCATGGCCTTTCAGTCGCCATGTTTGAGTCTCGCCGCCATCATGCACAAAGAACTCTGCCAGCATTTCAGCGCGTGAACATATCCCGAGAAATTCGGCGTGGGTTCCTAGCTCGGTCCAGTCGTTTGGCGCTGGCGTAGCGGTTGCGCATAGCTTGTAAAGGCAATGCCCGAACGAATCCATCAGCGTTTGCAGCGTCTTTGCCGTGTGATGCTTGATGCAGCTCGACTCATCCAGAACAACGGCGCCAAACTGCGAGCAGTCGAACTTATGAATCCGGTCATAGTTTGTGATGTTCAATCCTGGCTTAACGTCGCCAGGCTCGCGGCATCGCGTGATAGTCACGCCAATCTCTGCGCCTTCTGCAATCGTCTGCTGAGCAACGGCAAGCGGAGCTAGGATCATGACACTAAGGCCGGTCAACTCATGTACCTTGGCGGCCCATGACACCTGCATACGACTTTTGCCTAGACCTGTGTCGGCAAAGATTGCAGCGCGTCCACGTTTCAGTGACCACGACACCAGATCATGCTGCATTGGGAAAAGTGATTCTGGCAAATCGAATGGGCCGTCAAATCCTGTCGGCATCGCGGATGCAAACTTGCCGGCGATAAATTCCTGATAGTTCACTTGATCATCCCCTTCTGCCGCATAGTCGCTAGGCGCTTTTCTGTCCGCTCCCGCGTGTATACGCCGCGAGGCTCCTTGGTTGCATTATCCTGGCCGTGTGCTGGCCACTGGATGCGCATTCCGTATGCGTTTTGAAGTCGGCGGAACTGGTCTTGACCAGAAAAGCCAAGCGCTTTGGCCGTTGTGCCGCTGGCGTAACCGTCTGACGCAAAGCCTCGCACAACATCCCAAAAGCGCTCGCCGAACTCTGATTCGACTTGGCGCATGATCTCTACTCGGCGCATTTTTCTACACTCATTCGTTGGTTGATGTGCGCACTGTATAGCTTGTGCGCACGGTTGTATAGCGTTATTTACTCTTTCACGAACGCCCCGCCTGCGACCATTTTTCTGCCCAGCTTTCGACGTTGTTGCGGAATTGTTCGAAGGTCATGCGGTTTGCTCCGGTGTTAGTTTGCCCGCCGCTGTGGGCGGGCGGTTTTTGATAAATTCTTGAATCTTCAACCATGCGTCATCACGACCGCGACCGACTATCGTGCTATGCCCGACCGACTGCAAATAGGCCATCTGTTCCTTCTGTTCCTTTGACACGGTTCCGCCTTTTGCGCGCTTCATCTCGATCCAAAGGTTCCAGGCCGGAATAAACAGATCCGGGATACCGGCGACACACCCCTCCACTCGCAGCTTTAGCGCCGTTGTCTTCGTTCGCCATCCTCCGTTGGGTATGGCGAATATCAGGACGCCTGGGAATGCTCGGCGGAAGTCTCGCACAAGCTCAGCCTGCTCTAGGTGTTCGCTCTTTGGCTTATCAGAATGGCACATCAATTGACCACTCCCCGCACTCGCCCATCGTCTTTGCGAAGTCCTCTGGCGGTTCCATGTTGAACTTTACGCAAATGCCGTCTTTGTCGTAGTGCTCGCAGCTGTGGCAGCATCGAGGCACGCCCATATTTATCAGGCCGTAATAGTCTTTCAGCTCTTTAGGCTCGGCGTGACGCATAGTCATTGCTCCATTTGCGGGATTTGACCCGGTAGAATTTCCCCTCCTTGAAGTACTCAATTTGGGATGGCGGCGTTCCGCTTGTCATGGTGTGCGCAAGCTCAGCAAAGGCAAGACCATTGACTGCGACACCTGCCTCACTGGCCATTTTCGCAAGCTCTCGTGCGGCCTTTTGACCGGCGAAGCCATCATGCAAAACTGCCATGTACTCTGTTACCGGCGCGTCACTCAGTGCGCCGTAGTAGGTGACCTTCACCATTTGCTTGCCGCTTGTGCGGCTCGTGTGCTCTCGCCATATCCATGACGAGACATTCATGACCGTGCCTTCAATGCCCATGATGTCAACGTCGCTTAGCTTTAGGTCTGGCGCCTCCTTTTCAGGGAAGGCATGGCCGCAAGCGGGGCACATCATAACGCTAATGTGTACAAGTTCACCGCACTCAGGGCAGTCTTTTACTGGCGCCTCGCCTTTTTCCTCAGACGCCTTTTTGGGTGGCCTGACATTCGTTATCGGGCCATGAGTCTCGACCACTCCGGCAAAGTCCAGAACTAGGCAATGGTCGGTGTGTGTCTTTTGACGAAGGCCGCGCCCTGCCATTTGGATATACAGGCTCGGGGACATGGTAGGGCGAAGCATAGCTATCAGGTCAATGTTAGGTGCATCAAATCCAGTGGTTAGCACGTTGGCATTGGTTAGCGCCTGAATCTTGCCGGCCTTGAAGTCGGCAATGATCTGCGCACGCTCACCCTGCGGAGTTTCGCCTGTTACCGTTTCGGCGCTTATCCCTCGCAATCTAAGCTGGTCGCGGATGTTGACGGCGTGCTGCACGCCAGCACAAAAGAAAAGCCAATGACGCCGATCACCAGCAAGGCCGATTACCTCATCAACTACGGCCATGTTATGCGCGTCCGTATCAACGGCGGCTTGCAGCTCTGACTCGATAAAGTCGCCGCCTCGCTTATGCACGCCGTCTGTCGATAGCTTTTCCTTTGTGACCTTTGATCTCAGGTTGGCTAGATAGCCTTTGTGAATCAATTCCTCGATAGTCACTGACTCAAGCAGGTCATCAAAGATGGCCGGATTATCAGTTATCAGTCCATGCCCAAGCCTGTGAGGCGTTGCAGTCAGGCCAATCACACGAAGCTCGGGATTGATGACGGTTAGCTCATCTATCAGCGTCCTATAACCGCCCTCTGCCTTGTGATTCACTAGGTGGCATTCGTCAATGATTACAAGATCAACATGCCCGATCTCTTTTGACTTGTTGCGCACAGATTGAATGCCGGCAAATGTGATCGGTTCCTCAAGGTTTCGCTTGCGAAGGCTGGCGCTATAGATTCCAAGCGGCGCGCCTGGCCACATAGCGCGCATCTTTTCGGCGTTTTGCTCTATCAGCTCCTTTACATGGCTCATCATGAGAATGCGAGTCTCAGGCCATTGTTGTATTGCGTCACGGCAAAGCGCTGCAATGATAAGGCTCTTTCCGGCTCCAGTCGGCAGCACCAGGCAAGGGTTGCCGACATTGGAGCCAAACCATGAATACAGATCATCAATCGCCCGCTGTTGGTAGTCGCGCAGGATCATCCGATTACCCTCGCGTCAAACGACTTGCGAATATCAGCCAATACCTTGTCACCTGATTTGCTAGCCTCAAGATTCGCTAGCAGCTCACTGGTGGTGAATACGTTTTCGCCGTCCTCTGGATTGCCATTCAGCAGCGTGTAACCGTCGATAATCCAAGCGGCGACGTGCTCAGTGCTGGCGCTTTCGTCGATCTGCCAGGGCGTCATATCTGGATGGATCACGTGGCTATCGCAGCCGGCGTACTGGTGATCCGTTGGAATAGTCGCGCCCCAGCGCTGGCATGACCATGTTCCGTCATTCTCGGCGGTACTATGCGCGCAGGTGCGGCAATTAACCTGGCGCACTGGCTCGCCTTGGTGGCATACCTTATAGGCTGGGCAAAACTTGCACTGATACCAGTCAGGCGAAGCGTTAATGCAAGGCTCAGGCATGCGCGCAGACGATACGATCCGATGTCCGCGCGCGACTAAATGCTCGGCGGCCTCTCGGTTGATCTTGACGCGCTCAATGTAAAGGCTGTCGTCATTCTTATTGACGGCGACGTATAGCGCACGCGCCACCTTGCGGCCAAGCATATACACCTGCATTTGCGCCCAGTGCATCGGCTTGGCGCTTTGCACGCCCTTTGCGCTCAGCTCTTTAAATGACTTATCACTGTGCGTCTTGATCTCTAGAACGTGCTCAGCGTCTGGAGATTCAGGCACGCCAGACTCGATGATCCCGTCAATGCTGCCGGATACATGATTGCCAAAGTCAACACGCGCCTGGCTTGATCCGGTGTCTTTAATGTGCAGGCCAGCGGCGCGAAGGTCAGCGACCACTGTTGATTCCTCGTTGTGACCGCGACGAAACAGGCGAAGCATGCGCCCGCTGAACTTCTCGGGAACGCTCCAATGAAACGACAGCCACAAATAGCGCTCGCAATGATGGCCGAGCGTAGAGCACCCCATATGCGGGCGCGGTTTTTCTTCGCGCTGCTCGTGCGACTCGTCTATAAGCCTAACTAGGTCTGGTTTTTGGCTTTTTGGGATAGCTGTCATTTATTC